CCCTGACGCAGCAAGCCACGTCGCCCCGCCGCAAGCGACAAGCGCAGGGCCTAGGTCCGTGTCGATGATTCCGACATCGCCAGCAGCCGCAGCCAGTGGCTTGATTTCAGGCCCGAAGCGCGCCTCAGCCATCGCAGCCAATCCGCCGCCTTCTTCCATGACAGCCGCAGCTTCTTCCTCAGTGCTGTAGGTGCCGCGCAGATCGGCCACAGGATCACGGCCCGTCACAGCCAGAACCACGTCGCACGCCCACATGCAGCAATCGTGTTGACCAAAAGAAAAGCGCCGGTGAAGGCGCTCATCAATCAGGGCTTCAAGCCGCAAGGGCCAGTCGTGCAATCTCATTGGCGCCCCCATTGAGCAGAAGGCCAAACGTCTTGGTGCTGCGCTTGGGATGTGATGAAACGCAGGCAGGCATCACCAGCGAATAGGCGCCGCTGATCTGAGTCGATGTACCGCACAGGCTTGGGCCTTCCGAATGTTGTGGCGCGGCTTTCCGCTGATACGGTGATGGTTCCCGACGCCTCGCCCTCTGAGATTTGGGGCTGTTCAAGCGTTCCCGAGAACATGGGCTCGACGTGAACCACCTGATAGGTGGACGGGTCGTGAATCGACAGGCTCACCCAGACGCGCTTGCCCTGCATTGGTTCGGCCAAGGCCAAGGCCAGGATGTCATTGGGCACAGACGACAGTGTGAACCTCACGCCCTTGCGGTCGCCTGCCGTGTCTAGGATCGGGTCAATCGTGCCGACCGATCCGCAGCCGGTCCACGTGTGCCCGCCGTACTCAAGATTGACGCCAGCCAAGCAAAGCCGCAGCGTGGTGGATAGCTCCATCTCAATCAAGATGCACAGAGGCACAGTCTGCGAGGCAATCGCAGCATTTGCAGGGCCTGTAAGTGCTCGCATCAGGAAACTTTCTCGACAAGCTCAATGGTCTGACTGCCGCCGAAACCGGGCGTGTAGACCGAACGAGAGCGCGGGTCCATCATGTAGAACTCGGCAGTAGGCTTGTCCCACAGCACAGAGGCCCCGGATGTGATCGACCGGCGCGAGCGATTGACAAGCGGCACAGTCAAAGCGCCTGCCCCGTCTGCCGTGCAGTCGTTCTTGACTTGGAAAATCTGCCCAGACACGCCGATCATGTCGCCAGCCTTGAGCGTTGCTCCTGCCGTTGTCGTGATCGCCAGCGAGTTTGCAAACTGCGCAGCGGTGGCAGAAAGCGTGGGGCTTCCGCGCATCGTGCCCAATGGCTGAGGCCGGGCCATGTGATGCAGGGCCAGTGTGTCGGCGCCGCCTGCGAGCGAGTTAATCAGCGCTTCGTACTTGCCAGAGTCACGCATCAGCGCGGGGGGCAATGTGACGATGGCGTACCACTGCCAAGCTAACAGATCGACGGTCTGGACAAAGCGCGAAAGCTGCGAGGTGTGCTGCACCGTGGCACGGCCAAGGCTCCACTCAATCTGAGCGGCCTTGAACCACTCGGGTGCTGCGATGCTCATACCGGCACCCCCCGCACGCGCAGAATCTGCATGACTTCGGCCTTTGCCATCTCTTTGGATGCCTGCATCGCAGACATGACGCCGTTTGCACTGACCCCCTCACCAATGCTGATCTGCTGATTGATGACAACCGACTGCCAGCCCAATGCTTTGTTGGGGATGATGGTTCCGGCAGACTGCGGGACAAACAGCTCGGGGCCGCGCTCACCAACCACCGACACCTTGCCGACTGGTGGTGATCCACCTTCAGCGAAGAAGCCGCCGAACAGGGCACCCAAGATGCCGCCTGCACCGCCACCGCCACCACCCATGGCACCCTTGAAAAGGCCACTCAAGGCATCAGACAGTGGATCGAAGATGAACGCCTTTAGGGCGATCTGCTCAAGCGCCTTGCCAAGATCGCCACCGTTTTGGATGGCACTCAACATGATGTTGCTGAACTCAGAAGCGGTCGAGTTCAGCTTGCGAAGGTTCTCGTCTTGAGCTGTGAACTCGTCGTTCGCGGCCTTGATGGCTGCGGCCCGCTTTTTGTCGGAGTCGCCGCCAAATGCCCCGGCCTCATACAGTTCGTTGATGCGCTTGAGCTTCTCGGCCAGTTCGTCGGCAGGGGTCAGCGATGCCTCGTAATAGCGGGCAGCTTCTTCGCTTGCCGCCTTCTCGGCAGTGGCCTTTTCCTTGGTCAGTTCAAGGATGTACTTGTCGATGTCGGCCAGTGCGGTTTTCTGGTCGATTTCAGACGCCAATGCGCGGATCTTCTCTGACTGTGCGTCGGTGGTCTTGCCCTTCAGGTCGGTGGCAAGCTGGAAGTTCGCCAGCTCCACCGCACTCAGTTCTTTGGCCTTGTTGATCTGGTCGTTGAGGCTCTTGATGTAGCGGTCGGCTGATTCATCGCGGGCGGCAGGCGAGGTGACAGATCGGGCGGCAGTGGATGACTTGACAGCATCAGCAATGGGGCCGATTGCTGGCTTTGGCGCATCTGGCACGTTGAGTTGGGTTACCTTGTCGCCTCGACCTCCATAGAAATCGGTTTTGGCGCTCTTGGCGATCCTGATCAAAGCCTCCTGTGCGGCAATCTCGCGTTTGATAACATCAATGCGTTGAGACTGGTATTGCGTGTTGTCGCCGGATTTCTGGTCGGCCTGCAATGACGCCATTGATTTTCGCAATGACGCGATCTTTTCATTGGCTGAGTCGATGTCGCCTTGAGCGAGCGCATTCTTCAGATCGTCGCCAAATGCACCGAGAAGGCCGCGCTTATCAATGCGCTGGCCGAACTCTTTGGCGCCGTCAAAAAGCCCATTCAACGCAGGCACCAACTGCGATCCGATAGATCGGGCCGCGTTGCTGACATTGGCTTGAAGCGCAAACATCTGCTTGTTGAATTTCTCGGCTTCTTGGGCCTGCGCAGTCGTCACCGTGGCATTGAGCTTGCCTGCGTCTGCCAAGTCCTTCAGGAACGGCGCAGCGTCCTTTACGGACTTGCCAAACAGCTCCTGCACCAAGCGGGCCTTGTTGCCGTCATCCGCAAACTGCGACAGAGCGACAGCCGTTTGACGCAGCGCCTCGGCTGGGTCGATTCGCTTCAGGGCTTCGGCGTCAAGGCCAATAGCCTTCAGGGCCATCGAAGCGCCGTTCTTGCCGTCCACCTCTTTCAGCACGTTGTTGAACTTGATGAGGATGCTGTTCACGTCCTCAAAAGCCGTCCCCGTCCGGCGCCCAATGTCCTCAAGCGCGGACAGGTTCTCGATGCTCGATCCCGTGGCGTCCGCTGCGTCGTTCAGTGCGTCGAGCTGATCCACGACCAGCCTGAAGCCCTGCACAGCACCAGCGAACCCGATGCCCGCAAACAGGCCAGTCATGAGAGCGCCGACACCCTTGAATGCGGAGCCCATGCGGGAGGCCGTCTGCTCAGACAACGTAGCCACCCGCCCCATGTCCCTCTCGATGGACGCTAGGCGGGCGTCAATGTCAATCGTCAGGGTAGCTAGTGCCACGGTTAGTCCTTGTGGGTCATGTGGTCGCGGATCACAACCAGATCCAAAAACAGAGCCTCAACATCACGTACCCCCAACATCTCAGCGATGAATGGAAGCGCGTGATGGTCGATTAGCCCACCCATCAGGTTCCACGCTTGGATTGCAAACGAGGCACCTTCAGGCGGGGCACCTGGCGGGAATGGGAGGCTTTGAGCTTCCAGCCAGGTTGTTAGTTTTTTGCTGCGTCAGCCTGCTTGGCTTGGTGGTCGCGGTAGGACTGGACGACTGCCGAGACGATTTCGCCAGCCGTCTCCGGCTTGTCCTCCAGCCACGAGACGCACAGGGCAGCATCGAAAGGAACGGGGTGCGGATCACCACCGTTCACGATGTCGCACTCCTTGACGCCATCCCAGCCAACAACGAACTTCAGCAGCTCGCGTGCGCTGATCTGGCCTTGCATCTCGTGCCACTCAAAAGCCGTTGGGCGGCGCACCGTGAAGGTGAAGCCGCCCGCAGGCACGGGCAGTTCGCGGGCCTTCTTGAGTTTGTCAATCAGGCTCATGATCAGACTGCGTAGTAGTTGGGCGCGCCAAACATCGTGATCACCGTTTGCGTGGTCACTTTGTCCTGAGCCGAACCAGCAGGCAGCAGCGAGGCGCCCACGTACCCGGCGAAGTACATCTTCTGACCACCACTGCCGAAGGTGAAGGAGAAGGCGCGGATGGCTTGTGAGTCAGATGCAGACTTCATCGCCAGAAGGCCAGCGTCTGCCACGTCCCAGATGTTGTCCATCGTGAAGGTAGCAGGGTTGGGCAGGCCGGGAATCTGCGTCTTCTGGTTGCCGTGGATCGTGGTGGTGTCGATGAAATCGAAGTCCCCGCCCGATGCGCTGATGGTGGTCGCGGTGGTGATGCTCGTGCCCATCGTCAGCTTCTGGCAAGTGCCAGTCGAGAACGTGTCAAAAGCGGTGGTGTCGATGCCTTCCAGCGTGAAGGTCGAACCAGAGGCAGCGGAGATGCGGCACACGCGGCCATCGAGTTGGAACATGCCCTGAATGCTCAGGTACACCAAGTCCCCGTTGCTGTAGGTGTGCGCGGCAGAGGTGGTGACAACGCCGGGCGATGCCTTGGTGATGCCGGTGATGGTGACTGCGGTAGCGATGGCCGATTGCATGGCAACAGCCACGTTGGACCACTTACGAACGGATGCCATGTTGAGGCCCTTTCAATGAAAAAAGGCCCCGGAGGGCCAATGAAAAAAGCCCGCAGGGCGAACCTTGCGGGCTTTGGTGGAACTGGTTTAGATCAGGCCAAGACTACGGCTGTGATCGTTGAGGCCATCAGGCCGGTTTCAGGATCGAATCCCGCCTCTCGGCCTGTGACGCTGTGCCCTGCCGCTCTCAGCGCGACCTCTGTGGCGTCTGCGGCCTGGTCTGCTTGGGTGCGCGTCTTGGCCCATGCGCTGATCGTGAACGTCACGAAGTCACCGAAGTGGACCGAAGAGATGGAGTCAATCGGCTCAGTGCTCGCACGTGCGTACACGATGGCCGGGTAGGTCGTTTTCTCTGGCAGATAGTCGGGGTGCATCTCAGTGCCGACAATGGCAGTGACCCCCGCGACGTTCAGCGCGGTGTAGAGGATGGATTCAGCGGACACGTTTGTTCAGCTTTTCGATTTGTGGGATGACGGACTTCATGAACTTGGCGATGGCTTCGGAGCCTTTGGCGTCAGCAGCGGGGCGAAGGAATGGACGGGCCTTCATGAACTTGGTCCCGAACTCAAGGAAGCGCCAATAGAACGGGTCGTTGGGGTTCTTTGCTCCTGCCTTGCCGTAGCGCTTGACCTGTGCTTTGCCGTTGAGTGGCCGGACGTTGACGTAGACGCCTTCGTTTCCTGCCTTGCGGGCAAACTTCGATGCGCGGACCGTGATCCGCTTCTTGACAGTGCCGGGCTTTCGGTAAGGCGTCGGGACCATGAGCACGGGGGCGTTAGCTTTTGCCGCCGCCTGGATCACCTTGCCCGCCTCACGCAGCGCACCACGAACC